TCAATTTCTTTTGCTTATTGGTGTAATCAATACCGATATAGTTTTCAAGCACCCGGTATTCATCCAAGCCATCAACCGGACTCATACCAATACGGTCTCGAACCTCATTGCCGTTAACAAATCCACGGTCTGACAATGTACCGAATACATTAGCAATGGTCTGTAAATCCCAATCCATTAATGACAGCGTGTTAAATTTCAAATACCACTTAGGATTGATGATTAGTTTCTTTGTAAGTTCCTGAGTGATACCCAAGCAAATAGGTCTGACTTTGTTTTGAATGAAGCTGTTCCAAGCTGTCTGATTGTACTCACCGACACCAAGCACAAATGGCGGAACACCAATGATTGATGCAACTGCCCTTTTGTCAAGCTGTACCACGTCGGAGATTGCAAGGTCTGACAAGGATAACGGTCTCACCTCTTGCACCTCGAACTGCTCGGCCGGGATAATCCACGGTGCTCCAGCTTCTCCTGATTCCAAATAATCCTCACGTAATTTCTCACGTCCGGCTTTACTTGAAAACTCCTCCGTCATAGCATCGACCTTAACAATGAGTGATGGTTTCCATTTTGACTCCATGAATCCTTTTTCGGTTGCCGCCGCCTGTTTTAAGTTCTGCGCAACGTCCTTGAGGGATATCTGCAACCCCCGACCTTTCCACAGATAAAACTTATCGGGATTATGGACAAAATGGAGTGTATCGCTTGGGTCTCTCGCAATTCCGTCAATCAAGATTTTATAATCCCGGTAGCTTCCACCCACTGGCATGAGTGATACCCTTGATGCTGCAATAGGTTCGAGTGATTCCAAATAGCCTTGATAAGTATGAGGGACTACAATCGAGTTTCCCGAACCGTAAAGCAACAGATTCATGATGATTGATTCCATCCATACTTTCCGAGTCATTGTGGGCATTGGGTCAATGTCAATTTTCCGTGATAACTCATTCACTATCCTGACATCGCCCTGCGCTGTGTTGCTCATCAGGTGGATTGTCATTGAGCCGATAAGCTCCGCAATAGTCCGGCAAGCCGTCATAATTTCCGGGTTATGGTCTAATGACGTATACCCACTAACACAGATAGAGTCGCTGTTCGAAATCAGAAAACCAATCTGTGAATTTGATGTTCTTTTTTGATTAATGATTTTATTTTTCTTTTTGCTCATTTCCACCAATCCTCTGACTTCTTAGCGTTCTCTAAATCTATCAATAATGCTCGTGTTGCAAACACCGAAGCGTCGAATATATCTATACGCTGATTTGGAGTAACTTTTTCATACTGAATCATATCGTCGGTTTTCTCGACAGCTCGGACATTCTGAACGCAATATTCGTAGGCTTCGGAATGTAAGTAATAAAACTTTCCATCCTTGACCATTTTTTCGATATATCGGAATCCCTCAGACTTTGCCCAAAAATACTGAGGAGCATCGTCCACATGGAATCCGGCTTTTTTCATTTCAATAAAATACTCACGAGCGAATTTTTTGTCATGAGCGACTCGCTTGATCTTGAACCCCATGTGCTTTAGTTCCAAGAACCAATTAACAACGTCGGAAGTGTTAACTGTTGGAGTGTTGCACATATCAAGCCATCCGTCATCTTGCCAGCCAAACAACGGGATTCCATCCTCATCGGCTTTTTTCGCCGCCATCACTACCGGAAACCATGCATGAGTTATCGCAATCATGACATCGTTATACATCCCCACAATGCAAGCACTTGTAAGGTCATGGAGCTTCGACAAGTCGGCTCCACCATACCAATTGATATTTAGCTTTGCCAATTCCGACAGCGTCCAATTATAAGCACCATCGGATTTCCTAAACTCATCAATATCAAAATAAGCCTTAAGCGCATTAGTAAATCTATTCAGCGACTTTGCAAGAAAATCCTTTCGCTGTTGTGGGTCATTTAGCGCCTGGAGGGAATCGTTCAGAATCTCTTGCGGCCTGATTGTGATTCCGTAACCCGGATTCGCCATTTCATGGATAACTGGATTTGTATAATCAATATCGCCGTTCTCATCCTCATCGGCGCAAGCTATAAAAATGAAATACTGTTCGTCCTTAATAGTCCCATCAAGAACCTTACGGCAATACTTTAATCGCTGACCTAAAAAACCCTGTGCATTGTCTCCGGCTGTACTTATTCCAATAATCAACTTGTTTGTATATGCTTTCATGGCTTCTTTAAACAAGTTATATTGTTTAGGCTGTTTGAAAGCATGAATCTCATCAACAATAGCGATGTTACAATTCAATGAATCTTGTGCATCCGGGTTAGCCGCTAACGCACGTATAAAAAAAGAGCCCTCACCGATATTACATTCGATAGAGTGTTCGTTGTTATTATCTATTACTTTAACTAAACCGCCCTTTTTCCCTCGGACTTGTTTTTCACCCATGCGATCAATATTGTAATCGAGGAAATTAAAAGACTCTAATGATTGCATTAATGCCGCCGCCGCAATATAGCACTTAGCGCCGGAAGATTTATATAAAAGAGACAAGCTCCAAGCAAGCGCCGCTGCAAAACTGGTCTTGGCATTTTTTCTCGGAATAAATATCAAGGCTTCATGAAATCTGACAATATCAGTTCCTTTGAGCCTAAAGCCTACAAGGTTATAAACAATAAATCGATGGAAATCCATCAGTATAAACGGCTTCCCCCTCATCGGAGTTCCGTCGATTGCTTCGCCTTGCTGATGGCACAATGTCGACTCAATGACCTTGATGCAAAACTCAGGAGCATAATGATCTATTTCATAGTCGGGATTTTCCAAGTCCTTAAAGAACCTTTCAACCATTTGCTTCTGTTCTTTGCAAGCAATTTTCCGTCCGTCCCTTATTCTGTTAGCGTAATCAAGAACCTTGTCCCAGTTCTCGTGCGATGCCATTTAATGCCCTTTCTAATCCCGACATGTCGGAAGTCGATTTAATCTCTAAGTCTTTCAATTTCTTTAATCCGGCTGGTGTAAGTCCTAAGTCTCGCCAATAAGCTAATGCGTCTCGGTTCAAATCATTAATAAGTCGGAGTGCCGGATTCTGCTCGATGTTAGTTGCGCCGCCTTTGTTGGTATGCTTCACAAGTGACTTTGAACCACTCGCCTTGAACATTGCTTCGGTTTCGTCACGGCGCTCAAGTATCGCCGCCAATGTCTCAATGACAGGATTGAACGGCTCTTGATATGTGCCTACGTCCTCGCACGACTTCACTATTTTTTTAAACCATTCTTCCTGTGTCATAATCAAAACCTCAGTAAATGAAATATTGTTACCTTGCGCCAGCGTTTATAAAATACGTTGTTAATTCTGTCATAAATCCATAGTTTCATTTTGATTTAAAAGCCGTGCTTTCTTGCCTGTGAAATTTTCCCAGCGCTGTATGATGACATCACAATAATGTGGGTCAAGCTCAACCATGAAACATTTGCGATTGAGCTGTTCACAGGCTATTAGTGTGCTACCACTACCGCCAAAAACATCAAGGACAATCTCGCCCTCTCTGCTACTGCTCTTTATTGCTCTACTGCATAAGGCTATTGGTTTTGGTGTTGCGTGTCCGCCTGTGTGTTCTCTTTCGTCTTTTCCTGCTCTGTCAAAGTGCCATACGTCATTCATGTTGTCGTGGGTGTTGTTGAAGTATGCCCGTGTCTCGTACCATTCCCGCTTAATCTCGTCATATTCCCGCTTAATCTCGTCATAGTCCCGCTTGAAAGCGTCATAGTCCCGCTTGAAAGCCTGTCCTTGTGCATATGCTTGTAATTTCTCATAATCCTGGCGTGTAATCAGATTGAAATGGCTTTTCGATAAGATATTTTGGGATTTATTTACGCTGCCTAAAATCCTTTCAAATTGCGGACCAGGTTTCACGCCGATTTTTCGTAGCTCGTCGTTAAGATACAACCGGATAGGCTCGAACCCTTCGTAGTAATGATCTTGTGTTGTGTCGAAGCCCTGCACACCAGCCATAACGAACAGGCATTTCTCGTCTGCTATTGGATAACTGCGGAACTCCTCCGAGAGCTGCCCCTGCCCGTTTCCCTTATCCCAAGTGATAAGGTTTCGGAATGTTATCTTTTTTTCTTTCTGCATCGGCTTCAAGATATTGCTGTAAATATCCATCAGCGGTTCATCAATGCCCCAACAGTACCAAGAGCCGTTGTCTTTCAATGCTCCAAATGTAAGCGGTATCCATTGGCGGTTGAAGTCAAGCAAATCATCATAGTTGAGATTGTCATTCAGAACACCCTCGCTCTCTTTCTTCATTCCATAGGGCGGATCAGTAAAAACAAGGTCGGCCTTTACCCCATCCATAAGCCTATCAATAACATTTGCATCTGTGCTGTCACCACATATGAGCCGATGGTCTCCGAGCTGCCACAAGTCACCGAGTTTGCAAACCGATTCCGCAGGAACGTCGGGAACTTCGTCCTCTTGAATGTCTGTTGTATCAACATCGAACTCACTCAGCTCGAAACCAAATTCCGACATATCAATGTCAGCAATCTCTTTCAACTCTTCACCGAGTAAATCCGCATTCCATTCCGCAAGCTCACTAACCTTATTATCCGCAAGCCTAAACGCTTTAATCTGTTCTTCCGTCAAATCATCAGCCACAACGCACGGAACTTTTTTCAACCCTAACTTCTTTGCCGCAAGTAGTCTTGTATGTCCGGCAACGATAACATCATTCCCGTCAATGATTATCGGACATTTAAACCCAAACTGCCTTATGCTCTCAGCGACAGGCCCGACCGCCGCTTCGTTATTTCTCGGATTCCTATCATACGGAATCAGCTCACTTAAATCACGATATATTATTGTTAAATCGTTATTCATTTTAACCCCCTTAGGTTAATAATTTCCGTAGATTCGGAAACGTCTCCACCCCCCGTTCTCCTCCGAGCCTTTTATAAATCATCTACACGGGGGGGATATCTATCCTAAATTTTCGTGCTGTCCGCATCATCAAATCTTTTCCGAGTGCTGTTAGTTCATGTGAGTCTCTATCATGCATCATGTTGTGTGCTTTGTTGCTGAGAGATATTAGATTCCATGATTCCCACTCGTACTCAGGATAATCCTCACGAGGAAAGATATGGTGAACCATGTCGGCTGGAATCGCTTTGCCGTAACGCTTGAAGTGCTGACACATGTATCCGTCACGACGAAGTATTAAAGCTCGTTTCTTTTCCCAACGTTTTGTTTTATAAAACGGGTCTATGTATTTATCCATAATCACATTAAAAAAGCCGCCAGCTTCCTGACGGCATGAGTATTTTTATTTATTAATCGATGCCTTGCTCACTTGCTCCGATGTCTTCGGTCACGGTTAAGCCATTGAATTGGTCACTTAACCATAGCTTTCTGTATACAATATTAGCACCATGGAAATTAAATGAAATACTTGTTTGGCTAGATTGTTTCGTGATTTGTATAGATTTAGTCGTGATTTGTCGTGTTAGTGAGATATTGAGCCGTGAATTGTCGGAGTGCTTCACCGTGAAGCTGACAGACATATTTGTAATCGAGATACATTGATTTTGATATATCCGCCAAGGATTTACCGACATAGTAGCGCTCAAATAGGATCGTGCTGTACTTGTAATCATCTCCGTTGAGATACTGTATCTCTAGTGCAATCTTGGTATTAGTTTCAACACGTTGGCGGATTTCCGCGTCTATCTTTTCGATATCCGCTAGGAGTTCGCAGCCCTTATCAAACATAACATCATGTGGCGATGATTGTACTTTATCGCCTGAGTAGTCGATTGCACTGATGCCTGTGTAATTGATGTGTATGTGTTCTTTGATGATCTTGAGCTGTCGGATGCGCTCATTGTTTGATTGGATTTGATTTAAATAATCCTTTGCTGTCATATCGTACCTCAAAGACTAAGCCATATTAACGTGACTATCAATCCGAATAATATTGGCGCTAGTAACAATATCATCGACGGTTTTTACCTCCTCAGGAGATGCCCAAATAACCGCACCTGTATCGGCTGTGATGCATCGAACCATGTTGCCGTCATGATGTTGTGGTACGTATGTGCATTTTATGTAACAAGCTTCTCCGGGTTTCATAAAATCCTCCCTCTGTTAGTAGTGTAAATATAAAAATGATATAAAGTTTATAAAATGTTTATTGTTCGGAGTGAGATTCCTGACGTTTAAAAGCAAGCTGTGCCGGAATATCCGCAAACTCATAACCCTCGCACTCTTTTATATGTGAGCGCTGTAAGTGTCCGTCAAAGCATTGTGTATGCTCTCAATCTTGCCAACGGCAGAATAAGCATTTAGTGTAGTCGGTTGAAATCATGATTGTGTCTCCTCAGCTTCTTTAAGTGGGCAATCCTCAAACTTATATGTTAATACTTCCTCGGCTTTCAAGTCATAAGCGTATCTCAGGCCGTTGCAAAACGGACATGTAAAACCTAAATATGGTTGTCTGTCCATTGCTGTTTCATGCTTCGGGGTGTAATTATGATATGCACTAAATCCATTCATTTTTACTATCGGACAAAATACACATCCTTTTGGAGTGTCTATTGTTAATATTGATTTGCTCATTCTTCCTCACTCCTATCAGCTTCTATGATTGTTGGTGCCATGTACCCACATACAGAATTAACTGTCCTTCCATCGCTAGATACTTTATAATCTGCATCAATCAGCCGACCATGAGCTTTTGGAAGTGGCTTGCCTTTTCTGACCGCTTCTCGTAAATCAAGTAATACACCGATATTGATTGTATTTCCCCCTGTTAATGTGATGTTATTATAATCTTCATCGTCTATGTTAATTACTATCTGCATCTGATTCCTCACTTTCTACCTTGAAATGTCTTTTAATAACCACATCAAGCATTTCCCTTATGCCTTTTAAATCGTCTTTTGTTGCGTCTTGGGGAATCATTATTTTTGCGGTTGTTCTATTTTCGCAAGTATACTGTGTTATATAATACATATTTAAGTTTATCATTTCTTATTCTCGCTTTCCTGTGGCTCATACGGTTTCGGTAAAGGCATCCATGCTGCTATATCCGTTTGCCAATCGTACCCACTATCAAGATAATATCCATCATAGTAGATGTAGCATACATCTTTTTGAACATACAAACCGCCCTTGCTACTCCTAATCGTAACGAGTATATCTTCTCCATCATCAGGCATCGGGCAATCTGCCATATAGGAATAATCGGGATATTCTTTCTGCTCTTCATCGGTCAAAGGTCTAAACTTTACAGGAGTCCAAAGCGGATATTCAATATCATATATCTCGCCCTCTGCCATAAGTTCCTCAATGCTTTCTAAACAACCATTTCTGAACATTTCCGCTGTTATCTCTGGTATAAATAATCCTTTCATATCTTATTCCTCACATTTAATCTGTTTCGACTGTACGGGCGGCAAAGCCTTTATGTTGTCTGATTGTATCTCGTAAATGGCGTTTAATAAGTTTGCTATTTCATTCATGTGCCTACTAACACCGCTTTTAAACTCAAATGATTTAATATCATAATCTAAGGCTTTTAAGGCATCGACTCGGCTTATAGCATCTTCACAAGACTGTTGCTCTAATGCTTCGATAGCTGATTCAATCAACTCATTATCCTCTGACGTGAGATAACAAACAGCATTATCATTTTCATTGATCTCGGAAAGTATGTCTTTTAAACGACTTATTTTTTCTTCTCTTGTCATTCCATTACCTTACTTTTTGCACAAATCATAGTCATGCATCCATATCCCTATTATAGGGATGCACCAACGATTACTTTCTGAACCTCTTAATCTCATATCTGTATAAAATGGCTCGTCTGTAACTTCCATATTGGCATATTTATCCAAATTCTTACTGCTGTTCATATAAGACTTATGGTATATCTTTCCGCTATATGCACCTTTGATTTCATATGCTGTTCCATAACCAAGTAACTTAATTGCTTCGTTTACTGTCATTCCGTCACCTCCTGTTCATTATCGACCAATCACCATTAACAGGTCTCCATAAATGCAGGGCTTCCGCAAAATTGACGTACTCGGATTTCCTCGGGTGTATCTGTACAACTTCTTCCTCATCATCCCAGAATATATCTTTTATCAAACACATTTCTTCCCATGTTGGAAGCTGTTTCGCTCGTAAGTTGATGCTTACATGTTCCCATCCGTCCTCGTAAGAACCGACTATCAAACATGCTTGTACTCCAGTCGGCAGCGTCATGATTGCCGCCCTCAGCCCTAACGGTAGTGGCTTAGTTAACCACATTACACGACGATCTATTGTGTTTAAATCTCTCATTCCGTCACCTCACTTTCTCCAAACTAAACCAATGATGCATGGTAATGTAATACACAAAAATATGGCTCTTAATCTATCCAGCAAAGGAACAGCCAATCTTTCTTTGCCGATTTCTTTACAGTCTTTAACCCATCCGATAATCTGACATGTATACACCACTATGTTTATTAGCAAAGCAACAAGTATTGCTATTGTCATTCCGTCACCTCTCTAATGCGTTTATTTGCCTTTTTTAACCGCCCTTTCGTACCTTAGACGGATATTTATACCCCTAGAGTATTCGAAGCGGTTTTTAAACCGATTTTCCAATAATCACGCTCCGTTCTCGATCATGACAGCTAAATATGGATTACCGTCCTTACTAATCCTCGGTATGAGTGCATACACCTCACAGTCTGCATAGCTGTCAATCTCACAACCGCTATCAGCCAGATAGCTTAAACTTGTAAGCGCAACGTCCCTCTTGCTATCGCCTATCTGTATATCAAGATATGGTGATATTACTGGATATAAGTCTTTGACTTTCATGGTGTTTCCTCCTGTTCATCAAATAAACTAAGCTGGCCATCATCCTTTTCCTTTTTCGGTTTTGGCTTTGATATATCCCTATCGCCAATATCAACAGTAAATTCATACTGATAATGTTCTGATTTCTTCAAGTACACATTCCACGGAATCATGTAATGGATTTCAGCATCAAGGATTTTCTTCGGAATAACCTCCAAGTTGTCAACTATCGGAGTAGCGTTATATATTTCATGCATCTGTCCGGCATAGTCTCTGCTATATAACATGCCCTCGTCGGTTTCCTCGATAAAATGTTCATATCGACTCGGTTTAACACCCTCACCAAGATTGTATTTGATTACATATCTGCCGTTATTCCGAAACGTGACAACTATGTTTTGAACATTAGGAGTTAGCTTTAATACTTCTCTGATTGTCATGGTCTCCTATACCTCTCATCGCAACAAGCACTCGTATAAGCATACGGTGGTCTTGTTCCTATCTCATGCGCCCTGTCCTCATATGTGTCTCTTACTCTTGCAACCCTTATCGACTTATTACCCTTGGTTATCGTTGTAGCTGTCCTCAGGTCAATGGCGGTTGCGACCATTGAGGAGGAAGCTGGTGGTGTGTGTTCGATGGTTCTCATGCTTGCCTCCCTTAACCAAATACATCATCCGGCAAATCATCATAATCAAACGGATTTTTCTCTTTCTGTTCCGGTAAAGGCTCCGGCTCTTGCGCTGGATCCGAATCACCATCATCCTCAGTAATTACCGTGTAGCCTAAATCATTTCGGGCCATAAACTCTTTCAGGAATGTATTTAAGAGATTTTCCGTAAAAGGATAAGGATATTCATTTAATATTGAGTCATGTCCCTCAATCATTTCCAAGATAGCTGCATCCGTCCAGCCGTGATCCGTTGCATTCTGTAAATTTCTGAATTTTTTGGCCCATTCCCAGACCTTATTGAATGATTCAATCATTAAATGAGTCGGAATCGGCTTAATTTTGCTCGGTTCAAGTGTTGAATCGAATCTGAAATAATACTTTTTCATAGCTTTTAATCCCTAAAAATAGTAAAGTGTTCCACTTTTTATATATTTGTTCCACTTAATATTTATAAAGTGGAACACTAAAACCCTAGTATTTTCAATACTTGTACCACTTGTACCACTTGTACCACTTAATTTATGACTATATATACAGATAATTTTTTAATATAAAATTTTATATATTTTTTTTATTCATATATACGAGTCTATGTTTTCAAGTGGAAAAAGTGGAAAAGTGGAACATTTTAATCAAAACCGCCATCTTTCAACTGGGTTTTTCCGTCCGCCGATACCGTCGGCACTGGATCCGGAGCCGCCTCCTGTCCTCCCTCTTTCGGCTCTGGTTCGTCGTCTTGTCTTAGGACATAATACTTTGACCTCTTATCTGCAAAATCAGCTTTCAGAACCTTATCAACTCTGCCAGTGTTGCAATCTAGGATCTTTTTATCCTTTGCCCATTTCAGAAACTGCCTCGCGCTGAAATTCCACTTTTGAGCGATTTCCTCGAAAGCTGACTTTATAAAAATGATTTCTCCGTCCTTGACCTGTCCCGATCTCTTGCCACTCCAGTTATCTTTAAGGCCATATTCACCCGGATTTCTTTTGACCTCATCTTTGATATGTTCCCAAGCTCTATCCATTTCGGATACCGTTTCAGAATCTTTAAGCTGGTCGGTAATTTCCTCACCTATCCTTACTTTATCTTTGAAAATATATTTTTCTGATAGCTTATCCGCTGCCAACAGCACCGCCAAAGGTGTAATCTGTTTCTGCTCTTTGTGCTTTCCGGCTTTTTCAGCGTAATTCTTTATAGCTTTTTCGTATTCATCAATTAGATCTGGAATTGAATCCTTGTGTTCTTGAACCGCCTTAACAAATTCTTTTCCGGCATATCCGTAATTTTCAACTATGACTTTTACAACAGCGTTACCGTCTTTAAAAATATCGCCCTCACTAATGCAAAAATCTAACACTCTGTTAATAGCTCCGCCTTGCATTGTTTCCGTTGCGAGTGGTCTTTCCATGTTTGTTAGAATGATGTTGTCCCACGTTGCCGGATCCCGTTGCTTAATGTCCTTACTTAGTCGGCCTTTACCTTGACCGGAGCAAAGGTTATAAATCATATCTGATAATTTATCGACATCGCCTTTATTCTGAACCTTTGATAAATCATCAATCATAAGCGGTAAATTATTCAGGACATTTAACTGTTGCTCTAATGAATTTAACGTCGATGTGCTTTCAGCGATATACCTTTTAGGATTTGCCCAAATTGAAGTTGCAAGCATCATGTTAACCGTCTTACCTCTTCCGGAAGTCCCATAAAGATTAACCATAAAAGGCGATATGTTTAAAAATTGTAATAATATGCTCCCGAAACTGGCAGCCATATATATTAAAGGTTCCAAACGTCCGCTTTTTCTGATTTCCTTTGCAAGTTCCAGCCATTTTTTATAGCTTCCATGAGCCTTAACCGAGTCAGTTAAAAGTTTATAATTTGAGGATCCATCGAAATATATATCCTTGTCCGAATAAGGCATAAAATCATTATCAACCCATCCAAATTTAGAAATTGAAACTCGCTTTTTTATAAAGGCATCTTCTCCGACACTATTCAGTTTTTCAAAGTCAGCCAGATATGAGACTAATTGCTTTGCTGATTCTGATTCAACCGGGAAGCCGAAGGCTGATAAATTAACAATCCTTGAGCTGGATGATATTTCTAACCTTTCAGCCACATAATGAAATCTAACATCATCCTTAACCCAAACAAGCTCCAATTTCTCTTTCAATGTTTCTTTGTCCTTGAAGCATTGCGTTATTATTATCGGATACCGGCTCGCTATAATTGGGATCATTCCGTTGTAGTATTTAACACCGTCAAAATTAACTATCCATTTTCCTGTTTCAACTGTTGGTTTGCCCTCTTCCGATACAGCCTTATAATTATGAACTTGTATCTCTGGAACTAAAGGTTTCTCGACTTTCTTGTCATTTTTCCTTTGCTGTTTTAACAGGGCCTCTCTTGCTCCAACAATTTTTTTAAAACTTGTAGCGCACCCTAAAGCCTTTGCCCTGTTATTAACTAATCCTGTTTTTACTTCCCGAATGTCATCATCTAAATCAAAAAGTAAATCCAGCATTTCGACAGAAATAATCTGCTCAACTGTTAATTCTTCGATTTTGTCTAAATCAATCCCCATAACTTTTAATCCTTTTGCGCCAATTCATTAAATAGTTCGTCTATCAGATATTCGAGATATACCGACTCTTTTAAAGCCGTTGCGTATATCTCGGAATCTCTTGGAGCATAATCAATGGCTTTTTGATAGAAGTGCAACTTCTCGCAAGCCTCGATATATTCAGCATTCAACTTCGCTCTTTTCTTTTCCTTGGCTTGTTGTTCTCTTTGGCGTTTCAGGATCCCATTTAATACCTTGTTACTTACTGGCTCATGGTTATAGGTGCCGCCTAAGATTTCGAAAGCCTTTTTGAAATTGCATTCCTCGATAAGCTGAACAAATTTGAATATATCGCCGCCCCTGTTACAGCCGAAACAATAAAATGATTTCTCGTAAAGTTTCAATGATGCTGTTTTCTCTCCGTGAAACGGGCAGCGGATAAATCCTTTTTTATCAGGATATAATCCATACCGCCCGGCCACATCGAGCATTGATTGAGTCGCTTTTATTTCTTCAATAGTCATGTCAGCAACTCCATGATTCTTTTCCCGGTTTCCGATTTTTCGCAAAAGACAATATCAACCTTATATTCGTCTCTTATAGTACAAAGAGATTTATAAAGTGATGTTCCTTTTGTAGCTTTCGGATAACGTAAAACCTTTTTTGGCCTGCCGTTAACGGTGATCCATTTATAAATGTTTGCTCTGGGATTATCCCAAAAGATTACATCCTCTAAGCAATTAACCCCGTCACCGTTCTCACAAAGGATTATCAGCTTAATATCAGCTTCTCTGGCCCGGATTAATTCAGCTCTGAAACGCTCATGCTGTTGACAGACATTTCCGCAGATTTCCAACAAATCTTTTTTACGGTCGATTACTACCCTTGGATTATCAAGATTCATGTAATCTCCGACATAAAGTTTTGATGTAAAATGTTTTACCCCCAAAGCATCGAATTGAGCTTTTATGCGCTCCCGTTCTTGCTTATGTTCCCTCGAATCAATCTGAATTGTCATTGTCCCCACTCCGGATCTATCGACCCATAGAATTTTTCAACTCTGCTATTTAACTTCCAGTTCTTTGGCTGCAAGCATCCTTGAATATAAATGTTGTCTCTTTGATCCACTCGACTAAGTGCAACATAAAGCTGCCCCGAATCCCATATTTCAGAATTTCTATTAACTTCGCAAATCAAATTAACTCCGCAAGTTAAAGTCATTCCTTGAGATTTATGAATTGTGACCGCATAACCTAATTTAAATGGATATTGAATAACGCTGCCGACTTCTGTGTTTTCAACTATTTTCTTAATTGTTTTTATGGCTTTTCCATCTTCACCGACTTCTGTTGTCTCAATCTCTTTTACTTCTGGTTTAAAGATTGCCCACTCGTATTTCTTTATAGGGATGAAATTTTCGCCAATTTTCACAATCACATATTCATCTGGAGAACCCTCATTAACAACAGATTTTATGTAGCCGATTGCTCCGTTAAAATAATCCGGCCCATTAGTGAGCATCATTATTTTGGCTCCGACTCTATAATTCAAAATCTTTTCGGCTGTGACAGAATTTAAATCGGCATCGCCCTTTATTTTTGCTTCGCTCGTATATGTTTTTCCGGGCAACCGGAGCATTCTTGATTCATTTTCTACGCTTGCTGTATCATTTTTGCCGCAAAGATTTATGCTGTTTTCGTTTTCAAATTTATGGGCCGACGTATTTTCGTTAAACCATTGCAAAGTATCAGTGTCGGCAAAGGGATCCTTTGATATTTTGCACTGTCTTATTTCGTTTAAGTGCTCCGCATATTCTTGATCTTTGTCCTGACGATGTACCACTTGCAAAACTAATGGTGTTAACTCTAATTTCTTCCATAACTTTGACTCAAAAGCGAAAATTTTATTCCCATAAAGCGTTTTCATGGCTCCTTTATCGTCTTTTGTAACCACTGGCGGAAGCTGTGTGAAATCTCCAACAACAACTAGCTGTATTGGTTTTGGTGGTTCCTCACCTTTTCTTTTAAAAGCCTTTTCCAGCTTTCGGCGCTCCTCATTAATTTTCAAAATTACGCTTGCTACGTGTTCAAATAAATCGATGCGAACCATCGAGATTTCGTCTATAATAACTATGTCAGCGGCTTCGATTTCGGCTTTTTGCTTTTTAGGAGGTTCGACAATTCCTTTGGCTTTTAATCCGAAAGCTCTGTGGACAGTGCAAGCCCCAAACTCGCTTAGTCCCTGAGCCGCTGCGCCTGTTGAGGCGCATATTATCAGATTCTTATTTTCTTTCTTTTTTCTTTTTATAAATTCCTTTGTAATTTGAGACTTACCCGTCCCGGCTTTTCCGGTAAGGAAACAGTTTTTACCTGTTTCCAAACCCTCTAAAGCCTTTAACTGATCTTTAGAAAAATCCATTTATTGACCTCCATTAATTAAATGGCAATGCTTCCATGTCTGAATCTGATACAGCGACAAAGTCGGGAGTCCCTGTGATTGTTGTGTTGTCGGCTGCAAGTTTCGCCTTATCCTCATCACTAAGCATCTTTTCTTTAGGAACCTTAGTTTCAGCAACCTTGCTATCAGTTACAAACCATCTAAGCTCTATTGGAGCGATTTCCTTACCCTCATAAACACTGTGAACAATTCCAAAAGCTCCGCCGATGATTTTGTTCTTAAACTGAGAACACCAAGCCGCCGGATCCTCAACCCAGTTGATTGTTGTATTGTTGGAATTTTCAAAGCAAGTGCAAAACGTCTTATAGTTCCTTGATGTGTTGCCTTTGCTATCCAGTACATTGATGTAGCTTGTTCCTCTTCTGGGCCACTTCTTTTCAGGTCTTATATCTTCCTTAAACTGATTCATAAAGAAATTAGGCTGCTTGTCATTGTTCGCAAAGTCGAACGAAACCACAATCATATCTCCGCCGTTTTTGTTCTTCTTTTCTGACACCTGTTTGATAATTAGGTGATGTCCTCCGAGTTCGATCTGTTCAAACTCACCCTGTGTTGATGCCTCATCGTATCCATTAGGCTTAATCATTTTCTTTTTCCTCCATATTATTATTATTTTCTATGACTTCCATTTCGTAATATTCACGAATGGTTTTGTCCACAAATTTGAGGTCATTGTCTATCCTCATCGGGAACATATCCATAGGCGATTTAGCCGGGTTGCTTCCGTCGGAATTGGTAATAAAATAGTGTTCGCTGCCCTCTACCTGACAAAGCAAAACAATTGAAAATAATCCCTCAACAGTAAGCTGATTATCTAGCATCTTGCCGAGTGTCTTAGCTTTTAAACGTCCATCTTCAGCCAGTTCCGTATGATGTAAGAAATACACAATACAATCGTCGGGAGTACGTGTTACCACAAAATTGATAAGGTTTCTGAAGTTGAGCGCCATGTTGGTAAATTTGCCGTAACCTGTCTCTTTTGCATGGTCGAAGCTCTCAAAGGCCATTAGATATTGACTATCGTCAATGACGTACTTCTTTAACTGTGGATTATTCAGAACCTTTGTTATTAATGAGTAAGTGGCATTATTGACCACTTTTAATTTCTTCCTAAACGGCAACGGCTTCGAAGCTACGTTAAAAACTCCGACCTCATCCGGCTCAAAGTTTCTCATGCTGGTGGACTTGCCCGAACCGCTTGATCCTAAAATCATTACTGGAATTCCCATATATTCACCTCCTAAATTCAAAATTTGATTAATCAATCTTGAGATGTGTTCCCCTCTCACCAAGAGAAGCGAACGGAAGCACCTCACCCGACTCCAGCGCTGCCCGAATCTTGTCTTTGTCGGGAGACTCAACAACAACCTTTTTGATATACTCCTCAGGAACACACCCCTCATCAATGGAAAGTGGAAGCTTGCCGCCGTTCTTAACTATCTTGATTCGATGCATGTCTGTTGTAACTTCCTTGAGTCCGGCATTTTCCATGCAAAGTTTCATATAGTTGTTGAGTCGAATGACATTGTTTTCGAGTGCCTTGCTGATTTCATTCCAAGCGTTAGTCTTTTTCTGAGCCATTTCAGCCTGTGCCTTGAGATGGTCATACACAGAAGCGCAACCCTCAATTTTGTACTCAAAATCGCCCTGTAAGGCTTCCAAAGTATCCATGACAATATCTTTATCGGTTTCGCTCTCAAGCATGTCTCTGAGTGGCTTAAAATCGTTTGAAATGGTTAATAATGTTGTCTTTTCTTCGTTCATATTTCCTCCTGAATTGTTCCCCATTGCTCAGCCATAGCCTTTGCTATGCCGGGGAATGTTTTACTTCTTGCTCTGCTTCCCTCTGCGAATTTCACACCTTTGTAGTTAGGACGCTCCAGCCTTCCACCACCACCGTTAATGAACGGAGAATAGTTCGCCAACAAATCTGTCGGCATAAGTGGCGAAAGACCTCGCAGCCACAAGCAAGTTTTCTTTGAGTACGGGTTACCAAATTCAAATGGTTGTATCACCTGTGAAGCCTTCGGCAACATATAGATTGACATTGGTGTCGGGTTCTCTATTGCTATCTTGTCACAATCGGCATTTAAGCATCGCATAAAGAAATCTCTTGCCAATATGCCTTGTTTAAGCCTTTCGGTGTTGACCATCTGAAACTTGCCATATGGCGAATACTCTCTGAACTCTCGTCTGAACATCCGCACCGCACCGCCGTTAGTGAGGTAGGTGCAAGGTGGATGTGCAATTATTAAATCCCATCTGTCTGTCTGTCTGTCTGTCTTGCCATTCTGCAATGTAAACTCACAATGTCCGTTTAACACTGGCAATACATCTCCCAATATATGCCACTCAGGATGTCCACCCGAGCATTCTTGAATGTCACAACTAAACGCTCTGTGTCCGAGGTTTCTGAACTCTGTACATACTCGCTGCGATTCTTCACAAGCTATTAACACATTCATTCTTCTGATTCCTCCTCTTTTATAGTCACATCATCAATTTCCGGCTCTGTCGGATAATCGCCCCTAGCGCATCCGAGATAACTTGATAATTGCTCTGCAACGTCCCAAGCGTGATTATGTGCGCTGTTCTCATCAGTGTCGGGAAACTCAATCTGTACGGATAATGTTATGGTTGCTGTGTATTTACTCATCGGAATCCCTCTCCATATACTCATTAAAGGCTTTATCGAAAGCTATGCCCTCTTCGTTATCCTCGTTGATAAAATCAAGGACAACCGAACCGTCCTTATATAACCTATGCACGAAAAAGCCCAAGTCTGTTCCGAGTCCATCTCTGCTGTATTCGTGCCGATCATATATTGATATGTGGTCAGCACTTGAGCTGTATATACTCATGTCAAAGTGGCGCTTTCCGAGTAATTCTTTAAGTCTCTGAGATGCTTCCAACAGTTTCCTTGCTTCTCCCTCGATTTCGGGAGTGATATCAATCAAATTTTTAAATTCCATATTTGTCTCCTATCTGATAAAATAAAAAACGGATTAATTATGTATCTCATCAATATTTAATTATTTCCTTGCTCGTTTGCGCTCCACCGCTTACGGGCTTTTTTATTTGTATTCATGTGTGTGCCCTCTGTCCGTCTGCTTGTAATCAAAGTTAGGATTTTGCATTATTTTGATGCCTAAATCCTGTTCGAGCCTGTCGCACATGATCCTTGCCATCTCGATGTTGTCAGCATCCACAATGACGGAAAGCTCGATTTTATAGTCCGTGATAAATTTCATGCGATTTCCTCCATCCATTTCCCGAAGCATCCGCCCTCGATCTTGTAGCCGTTGACCGCTTGAACGTTCCATCGGTTTATAGTGACTTCGGTATGTTTGCCCTGAAGCACTAGAAATTGTTCGTATACCCTTTTAACTGGCAATATTCCTCTCAAGTCATCCTCTTTCATGCCTTGGCAAAACCGGACTTTAAATCCGGGTTTTATATATCTCCGGCAATCAAAACAACGTTTTGGAAATCCCTCTATCATGTTTTGCGCCTCCCGTATTCCCATAAGTCGGAAGCCCCGACAAATAAAGCAAAGGCAAGTGATACATCGATGACAGCTCTGTACTCCTCACAAAGCAACATCATCACACCCCATGTCATAAATAGGATTCCAGCGATAAAAGAAATTATCGCCAAAAGGTCAGAATAACCTTTGTAATGACGGTGAAACCACCGCTTGACTTGTCTCTTAAAACAGTCTGTTTTTGTGTAACGTCTCATGTTTACTCCAATAGTTTTAATTTTTCCGATTCCGTAAAGTGCAGCTTTTTGCATAAGTCCCGGAGTTGCCATACATCAAAGCTGATTTTTTTGACTTTGATATAAAAATTCCGCTCCGAATATCCCAAGTACCGGGCAATAGCTGGAAGTCCTTCAAGATTTAGGTCGATACCGTGCTTTAACACCGTCTGACGGAACCATGTAAAAATATCGTTCTTCATAGCTGGCCTCATGGCTCACGCTCCGCAAGAAACTTGTTAATAAAGTATTCCTGGCCTTTGCCCGTTACCTTCGTGGTCTTTGTTATCTTGTTGACTCCTGAGCCATCCACATATGAGCCTTCTTTGATTTCAAAAAGCTTTAAGTCCATGCTTCGCTGTGTCGGCATGTTGTAGTCTGTACCCTGCCGCTTTATCAGATATCCTTTATCTCTGAGCCATGCGAACAATCGTTTCTGTCCAATGTCTACTCCGTTGCCCTTGAGTATCTTTGCAAGCTCTCCGACAAGTATCGAGGTCTTGGATGCTGTGATTGCATCAGCAAAGATTTCCTTCGGTCTCATGCGCTCCGCATCTGTTTCGAGCTGCTTAATAACAAATTCTCGGCGATTAATGGTCTCCTGTGCCACTAATAAAGCTTTTGCAAGTAGCTCATCATCTGTCATTTGCTCCTGTCCTGTGATATATCCGCCGTTTGCTCTGATAGACGGTAACACCTCGGAAGTTACCCAATGCTTGAACTTCTTTGCTGTCGGAAGCTTGGAGGATAGGATCAAGCTGTATAAGCCGGATTCGTTGATAAGTACTCCCATTGTTCCGTTGACGGTGAACATTTCGTTCAGCGTTTTATCATCATCGTCTACATGGTCTCTGATTGCTTTCTGTGGATTGCTATAATTAAGAACCTCCGCAATGTCTTTGCCTACAAAATAAGGCTTGCTGTCGATTTCCATTGTTCGGATTTTCCCAAACTCCGGATTTTCAAAAATTTTAATATTGTTCATCGTCTCTCCTCTCCATTACACTCCGGCAAATTCTGCGCCGGGTTCAAATATTTCCGGCGATACTTCCAGCGCTTTGCAAATAGCAAAAAACTCATCAGCTCTTAAATTGCGCTGTCCGTTCATGATTGTTCCGAATGTCACCGGAGTCATCCCGATCTTGCTTGCTACAAAGCTATACTTGATGCCCTTTGCTTGCATATACTCTTTGATTTTCTGCTGTACCATTATTTTCTCCTCTCTGAAATTTGTTTACAGTGCCGCTGTAACTGTGTACTAGCTTATTACGGTCAAGCTGTAAAGTCAATAAAAAATTACAAAAATTCTGTAATTTTGTTTTTAAAGCCTTTATTTTCGTGTTATTATGGTTTTGGAGGAATAACGAAAATGACAGAGTTAAAAGACCTAATAGCAAGGAATTTACGGAAGTACCGCATCGAAGCCGGAATGTCCCAAATTGAATTAGCGAAAAAATTACACATGCGTTCTAGTTCGATTTCGAACTGGGAAAAAGGACGAAATTCTATCGACATTGATACTTTATTCCGAGTGTGTGAAGTGCTGGAAGTACCAATCAGCAAAATGACAGCTACCGAACCGGATGAGCGTATTAATTATGTTGTCGGAAATAATGAGGATATGGTTATCTTGGAGCTATATCGAAATTTACCGCCGGAACAACAAGAGCATTTGAAAGCCTATGCGGAATTTCTGAGACAGGAAACCGCCAGAGCTAATTCGGAAAACCAATAAACCTAGTGATTTTCTAGGATATAGCATTTTTATAGCATTTTGCTGACATCGGCAAATTGGTAATGTTGGGTAAATATAAACGAATTAAACTTTTTACCCCTGAAAAATGTAATTGAGTCCCAAAAATGGTACTTAAAACATCATTTTTGAGCTTTGAATTAAACTTAGACAACAAAAAAGCACCCTTGCGACGAGTGCCTTTTTGCGGAGTATTCCACCAATGAAAAGAAAACTATTAACCTGATAATGTGATTATATCACAGAACGGAGGAAATATGGCAACGATAGAAAAAATCTCTGCCCATAATTACCGAATAACTAAGATGTATAAAGGCAAGCGCTATCGCATGACCGTTGACCGCAAACCCTCGAAACAGGAAGCGGAGCGCCTCATCTGGAGCATGATAGAAAAGGAACCGAGTAACCCGATCTATAAGACATTCCGGCAAGCTGCGGAAAGCTACACGGGAAACAAGACAGCCGTGCTTAGTCCGGCAACCCTCAAGAACTATCAGAGCGGACTCAATGCGCTTCCTGACAGCTTCAAGGACTTGCCAATCAGCTCCATTAACAATGACATCATACAGGGCATAATAAACGAGTATGCAAGCACACATAAGCCCTCTAGTACAAAATCACTTGCGACCTATATCGGAATTATTATCCATTCAGCTAATCCTGATTTTCGATATAAGGTCAGGACTCCAAAGATTCCGAAATCTGATTTTTATGTTCCGGAGGATTCGGATGTTCAAAAAATTCTTGGATATTCCAAAGGCACCCCATACGAAATAGCCTTGCGACTTGCCACGCTCGGACTTAGGCGCTCGGAAATCTGTGCGCTGGAACGTGCCGACCTATCGAAATATAACATTATTACGGTCAATAAAGCAAAGGTACAAAAGGATGGGAAATGGATAATCAAAATAACAAAAACTGTGGAATCTACTCGCAAGGTTCCGTGTCCTGATGATCTCGCCGACCTTATCCGGCAACATGAGGACGGACTGCTATTTCCGTACACACCGCAATCAATCAATAATTATCTTAAGTCAGCACAAAAGAAACTAGGCCTAAAACATTTCAGCCCTCATAAATTCCGCCATTATTTCGCAAGTACCGCAAGGGAAGTTATGCCGGATGGATACGTCGAAAAGTTTGGTGGCTGGAAGCCTGGATCAAACATTATGAAAAAAATCTATGACTATACGAAAGTAAAGCAAGAAAAGGAAGCTGCGGAAGCATTGCTCAAGCGCCTTGGAAAATTGTCTGGGTAAATTCTGGGTAAAAGTTGGGTAAAAGTTGGGTAAAAATACTACTTTTTACCGTAATTTAATTACATAATTGCGAAATAAAAAAGGATTAAAACTCACGGATTTTCAGGGATTTCCACGGTTTTAAGCCATTTCCAATATATTTTATAACTTTTATACCAAATAAAATAACCAAGCTCAAAATCCCCTTATTTTATGCGGTTCTTTTTTAACCTTGGGTAATTTACTGGGTAAATTTTTAGTTAAGGAATTACCCTTGTTAGTCAACAGTTTAGTCAAGGACGGCAAAAAAAGCAATAAAAAAAGAGGAGCGCCGAAGCACTCCCCCTAACTTTGGATTGATTGCAAAAACTTTGCTTTTGACTTTGGTTTGACTAAATGAGTCAAATCAGTAGTTAAAAAGTCAAATTGAGATTTGAGTTATTTTTTGAGTTATTGATTTTTCGCTTGTTTTTTCCGCTTGTCGCTTCTTTTTAACTTGATAATGCACAATATTTTGTGTATAAGATTTAGTCAAGGTTAGTCAACGATTAGTCAACGATTAGTCAAGGATTGCTATACGCTGTCGTCCGTCCTTGTCGGAAACATACATAGCGCCCTCAAGACCCGAACCAACCGTATCATGGAAATAATACCAATAATCACCGATGTGTTGCCATCCCGTCAGCATCTTGCCATTATCGTCAAAATAGAATCTGTACGTGTTACCGTCCTTACACTTGATATCATTAAAGCCATGTGCATTGATTCCCTTACCAATGCGATAATACCAATTTACACCAGCCTTAATCCATCCGAGCTTGTATTCCGTCGGAGTGCTTATAGGTTCTTTTGGCTGAGCATTTGCGCCATTGGTCAAAACAACTACCGTATGCCCCTTGGTTTTGGTTACAAGGATATCTCCTCGGAGTAGTTCTTCCGGTAGTTTGGCATTAACTAAATCAAAAGCATCCGTTGCAAGCAAAGCTTCTTTTTCATTGCCTGTGTAAAAGTCGGAAACCATAACCCCTGCATAAAGGACACAAACACGCACAAGCCTTGCACAATCGGTCTCGCACGGAGTACCGACAAGTGAACAATTAAATCCTACTGGCTTTGCTGTCTGATAAAGAGTCTGATTCTGCCCTTGGTCATAACCAATATTGTTATTTGCACACGCCCAAGTCATGTTTTGGGCGATTGCTTCACGGACTTGCGGTTCTTTTGCTCTTAGTACATTCCATCCTTTTTCGTGGAGATAATATTGCTGAGTGCTTACTTCCTTGCCATTTTGGTCTCCTGCCTGTCCACCACTAGCATGACCGTTTTCGTCTATCCTTGCTGAGCCTATGATTACCATGCTACCCCCTAATAGATTATAAATCTCATTGCTGCATTTCCGGCGTATCTCAATCTGTGATATTGCATCTTTTGGTTGCTCAAAGTGCAAAAGTACATAGTCGGATGCTGTGTTAATATCCGATGCCGTTTTAAGCACGTTTAAAGTCGATTTAAAGGCTTTTTCGAGTTCAAGGCATAAATATTCGCATTGAGCATTTAAGTCGCTAATAGAGACATTCTGAGCCTTGCAGTAATCATATAATCCACGCTTTCGGCTCTCGGTTGTCCATTGTGCAAGACCGTATCCGTAATGTTTGCCCATCGGACTCAAAAATTCCGCTTTGCTGATTGCTCCGTTATCGACCGAAATTGTATAAAGCTCATCAGTAAAATTGATGCCTAGCTCCGCATATCGCTTTATACAAAGTCGCTCTAACGTATTCGACCTTAGTCCGCTCTCTGCATAAAGATTCCCCATCAATCCTGCAATGCCGTAATCTGTTAATCCTTTACCCTTAAAATAATCCCATACAAACTCGATATTATTTGTGAGTTTCATCTGAGCCACCTATTGACTTATGGTAATTATCGGAGCTAATGCCAAGACAGACACCAAGAAAAGCATCGAGAGCAGTCAGGGTGCCGACAATTTGTTCTCCGTAAGGAAGTCCCCAAATCTGAGACACGGAAAAATACAGCGTCGCAATTGCCGGAATTAAAATTTGTGCAACGTATTTTAAAATATCATAAGTTTTATTTTTCATTTTCATGATTTACACCTCATAAAAAATCATTTTCTTCCATGCATTTTTTGTATGCCTTACCAACATTCTGTTCCGCAAACACAGCCTTTTGATTCACAAAATCAGGGTGCATTCTGACGTATCTGTCATAATCGCTGATATCCGACAAAATATCGTCAAACATTTCCTTACTATGTCGGACTT